GTATGTTAGGACCAGCAGCCTTCAAACAGTTGATCCTAGATAGAGATAATCACCAGTGTCAGTATAGATTACCTAACGGTGATCTCTGCCGATCATCAAAGAACCTTGAACCACATCACATAGTAACCATAGCTAATGGCGGTACGGACTCAGTAACCAATTTAATCACGTGGTGCAGGAAATGCCACAGAGAATACCACGCAAAGATTAATCGCGGATTAAAAAATTCATCCTAAAGTAACCAAAGTTGATTTAGGCAGAAAAATGAGTCACTACATTCGTCAACAGACTGCGTTAGAGTCAAAAGATGCAAAATAACACAGACAAAACACAATCGAGTCAAGGGGACGAAGCTAGTGACAAATAGGAACATGTGAAGCTAAAATATGAGGAATAAGGAGTAGGAATGATATTCCGTGATGTATTTGAGCCTCAGACCATCCATGACCTAATAGCACAGACTATACCCGTGACTAAGGCCAATCTTAATCACGAATTGGGTATTGCAGATTATTACTGGTATTGTTGGGATGACCATCGTACTCAGGTTGAACGCAAACAAATTGATGAAATACTCTCCAACCTTGACGCTGTTGAGGAGTTACTTAGCAGGGAACTATCCAACGACGTGGAGGAGACAATACTCCTGATAGAAGGAGATTGTGAACCGATACCAGGAGTCAAATCTTTCACACAGTCTTGGAAACTAGGTAAGGGTGGCAAAATCATGGTACCAGGACACAAGTATGCCCTGAATTACAAACGGTTACAGGCATGGCTATTCCAACTTAGCCAGGCCGGTGTGGTTATTGTGAGGACTCCACACTATTTAGCCACTGCCTTTACATTGGTAGCCTTGTACGAAAGCTCACAGAGTGAGGAACATGGCACATTGAATAGGATTATCAAGGATAAAATACGCATCAAAGATGTGAATCCTCACATCATTACCTTAATGGGTATCAGGAATGGTGGTGTGGGAGAAGAAATTGCTACCGCACTAATCAACCGTTATGGTACAGCATGTTATACATTATCCCGTGATTTGGATGAACTTGCTGATACCATGATTGGAGATAAGCGTTTGGGGATTATCCGAGCCAAGAAATTACTCAAGGCATTTGGGAGGCAAGTATGAAAGTTACAATTGAGTTAAAGGCAGGATCAACTTATCATGAACCATATCAGCAAGACATTATGAGAAATATTGAGGCCATTGACCGAGCAATACAGGGAAAACCATTAGCTTGTGATATGGGTTTACTAATTGACACAAAATCAATTCTGGAGTGTATAAAGAAACAATTACCAGTATTTGAGAGGCAGGTATGATAACCCTAGAGGATTGTGGTAAAACCATCACAATATCAATTCCCACAGCATCATATGAGAGACAGCAATTCGCCGATGTTCTAGTAACTATGGTGATCAAAACTCCGACCGGAACATTGGCAATATTCAAATCATCGGATTATGACAAGCATGATGCTATACAGCTATTTATGGAGGCTTACCGATGAAGGAATTTGCACCTGAGCTAGAGCGTAATGATGAAGGCTGGATTATCCTTCCACGTGATGTTGAGGTTCGTAAGAGGTCATTTTTTCCTGAGGCGTGTATGGCACATCCAGCCAAAATGAACATGTACATGCAAGAGGCTATCATCGAATATGTGGCAGAACCTGGTGAAACCATACTCGATCCTTTCGGTGGGACAGGCACCCTAATGATCGCGGCAATTATGGATATCCGTGTCATACTCCTAGAAATTGAAGATGGTTACCACAAACTACAGCAGGAGGGTAGAGCAAACTTGGACAAGATGTTTCCCGGTAAAGGTGAGCTAATCACCCTACTGCATGGAGATAATCGATTCCTACTACCAATACCCTGCGACCATGTTAGTACGAGTCCACCGTACCAACAGGCTATGAATATTTCCAAAGTGAGGACAAAGCGAGAGGATGCACCGGATGAATGGTTGGTTGACATGGACAAACAAATGCTGGAGTATAGTAAGTCACCAAGGAATATATCTAAACTCAATTCATTCCTGTACACCAGGGCCGTGGAGAAAATCTACACACTGTGTTATCAATCCATTCGGCCAGGTGGGACAATCACAATCAACACTAAGGATCGAATAGATAATGGTCAGCGCGTGTCATTAAGTGGTTGGGTTCAGCGTGTGATGAAGCAGTTGGGAGCAGAGCAGGTTGGCTGGTTCAAGTGGCTATCCATGGGATCAGGATTTACCAATATCGCCAGGAGTCAGGGAAAGAATGTGGTATCGGATGAAGACGTCATGTGTTTTAGGAAACCACGCTGATAGTCTTGATTGCCCATGGTATTCTTGTATGAGGATAAGGAGCCGCATGTACTTTGAACATGATGAAATAGATGGATTTTATTACTTAGGTGAAGAGCCTCTGACTGATACCACCTACTCCGACTGGCTGTGTTCTGATCCTAGACTCGTGGCTATAGATACTGAGACTATATCCAAGACTGAACGTATTGCGGTGGGATTATCTCTGTGTACTTCACCGACCTGTGCATTCTATTTTCCCCTATTCCCCAAACAATCTCAGGCTGTACCTTGGCAACTACTGCGTGATCCTGATATTGTCAATGTTTACCATAATGGTCTGTTCGATTTGGAATCATTGTCAGAGTATGCCGTGAAACAGGTAATACAAGATACCAATGTCATGGGTAGATTACTATGCCATGCATCCAGTTCATTGTTGGACTTATCTACTCAATACCGCATAGCCTGTCCAAGTACCCCAGAACTCCTAGCTGAATACAAGGTCAAGTCAATGCTGGATATCCCCGAGATTGTGGTAGCCCGCCACTGTATGTTACATAGCATGGCTACATTGA